AGCTTTCAGATGATGAACTAGTACTGCATGCAGGTGGCCGTGGCTTTTTAAAGTGTCAGGAAGATTCTACCGATAAGTTGATTGTTAATTATGGCGGCTTGGATATGGACCTACAAGTAAAAGGAGCAAGCCAAGCCAATCTTATTCGTACAGATGCAGCGAATGACAGGGTTGGAGTCAATACGGCGACACCGTTTGCAACCTTGCATGTGAGTAGTTCAGGCAACACTAGCTTGATTGTAGAAGGAAAGCAAGACGTTGCTCTAGGGTTAGTAGCAGACATCGATAATGCAGGAGGTGAGGATCAGAATCCCTATCTCTATATGTCTCAAGAAACCACTACTGCCGGTGCCTATCAGTTCTTGATGGGTATTGAAGGAACCGCTGACTTAAGTTACGTAGGTTCTTATACCAATCAACCATTTATTCTTTCAAAGAATTCCGAACAGCAAGGACTTCGTACTTTTCAAATTGCAACTGACGATGGTGGCGACGTGTCTTCTCGTTTTTCTATTGCCACTGGTGGTAGAATTGCAATTGGAGATGCCGTGCAGGCAGCGGACGCTCGACTTCACGTCAAAGAAGCTGCTGGTGATATTTTTAAAATGGAAAACA